GGAGATAGTAATGAATAAAATAGCAACAGTATTCTGGAATTTATTCTGGATGGTCATAGGTGTATGTCTTGGTGCACTTGCTGTATCTTTAACAGTTAGAGGCATTCAAGCAATATTTGATATAGTGAGGTAAATGTTGTTTTTGAAGAATTTATCAGAAGAATATGGATTATATTTATGCACATGTGTTAATCAAGGTAAAATGCCTATGTCTTTTAAGGAATATGTTAATGCTAATTCTATACGTGGATCATTATCGTTTCCAGAATATGACAATCTTGAAGGCGCATTAAGTTATGACAATCTTGAAGGCGCATTAAGTATAAAAGAGTGAGGTAAATTATGGATAATAATATGATAATTTGCTGGATGTCTATTTTTGCAGCAATTCCGTTTTTATTGTTAATGTTTGTTGCTTTTGTCTTTAATTTAGATACAAAATATAATTTACGTGATAAGCCGTTTTTTATTGGAAGCGGACTTGCCATATTATATCATTTTGCAATTGAACCTGTTATATTTTATTGTATTAGTGTTCCAGAAGATATGATTTTTGTTAAGTTCATGAGTGGTTTTTTTATAATTCCACTTATTCCAGTGCAGGTTACTTTTATGGCTATATGTGGTTTTTTTATTATTTCTAAAGAAAAAACAATTAAATTTAGACAGAAGCAATATGATAGAATTAAATTAAAAAAAGAGCATAGTAAAAAGCATGAGCTGTATTCTGGTATGGTGTCAAATCCAGAATATGATAATTTTGACGGTGCGTTAAGTGTCCCAGAATATAGTGATTTAGAAGGCGCATTAAGTATAGAAAAGTGAGGTAAATTATATGATTATATTGTTTAAAGATGCAGTGGTTAATTTAAATATTCGCGATACGTTTAGTTTTGGCATATATCGTGTTTCGTCTAATTCCGGCGAGGCTTCATTTTATATAAATGGGAACGATATATTTGACATAAAATATGAATTTATGTCATATGCTGTTTCTCGCAAAATAGTATATGAAATTTTTGAAGATGTAAAAACAGGGTTGCTTCGTGGAGAAATAATCTATGATGTAGAAAAGGAATTAAATGACAAAGTAAATAAATATGGCGAAATATATAGAAGAGAAGTCAAAAGGAAAAGGGCCGCTAAAAATGGGCTTTCATTTCCAGAATGCGACAATCTTGACGGCGCATTAAGTATAAAAGAGTGAGGTAAATTATGGTTCTTAGGATGACAGGATGTTGTGGAGAATGTGGTAATTTTATTTACGAAGGAAAAGAGTGTATGTGCAAAAATCAGCCTGAAATAGAAATATCCAGTAAAGAAAATCAGCCTGAAAGTGATGGAGGTAGACGAGTTATGACTAATGAAGATATGGAAGGATCTAAGCATTTTTCATGTAAGCATTTTAAAGCTGAATATGATCATTCTGATGTATGTTTTGAGTGTCATAAATCTGGAAACTATTCAAGATATATACCAAAAAATTCAGTTAAAAAAGAAGTAGATATAAATCAAACAAGATGGAATATGTTAGAAGTGTAAATAAGTGAGGTAAATTATGCTAGATGCCGAAACGCTAAAAACAGTTGACAAAATTCTAAAAGCAGAAGATAAAGTTATAGATGGAGAGACTAGTGAAAAATAAAGATTTAATCGCTAGAGAAAAAATTCAAGAAAATTTAGACAAAATATATGAATTATCGCTAGAAACAAATGATATTCTCAACAAAATAAAAAATGAGAAACATGAAGATTTGGCTAGAGGTAGATTTGTTGACATAATTATAAATTTGCACCATGGGTGGCATTTTTAATATAAATTATGCAATTTTTTGTTATGTGCAAACATTAAGGAGTTTAAAAGTGCAAGCAGGACGACCAACTAAATACGACGAAAAGAAACATGTGCAATTGGCCAGACTATGTGCTAGAGCAGGACTAACTGATGTCGAAATAGCAAAAGAGTTAGAGATAGCGACATCAACACTATATAAGTGGAAGTCTCAATATGAGACATTTGCGGAGGCCTTAAAGGAGAATAAAAAAATCGTTGACGACCGAGTGAAGGCAAGTCTATTAAACAGAGCACTAGGTTATGAGTATAGTGAGGAAGTGAGTACTAAAAATGGTATAGTTAAGATAGTTAAGGTTATGCATCCTGATCCTACCAGTGCGATATTCTGGTTAAAGAATAGACAGGCGCATGACTGGAGAGATAAGAAGGATATTGATTTGGGTGACGATTTAAATATTACAATTAACATTAAGGGTGCAGAATGAACTTAATGAATATATTATCAGTAGTGGTCGTTTGTTTATTTTGTATGAGCTTATTGGCTTATATTGTTGCAAATCTGATGTCACAGCTTGGACCGTGGCAACATGTATACAGCCTTGCGTCGTTTGTCATATTTGGCGTATGGTATTTGATTGCAGGTAGACATTATTTGAGATGAATAAAGATGTAGAAGTTCCACCTAAAGTACTTCCAATATTCAAGTCAAAGAAAAGAAACATAGTAATGTATGGCGGCAGAGGTGGTTCTAAGTCATGGGCCGTCGCTATTGCCTTAATAGTCAAGGCCATGACGAAAAGAAATCAGATTATCCTGTGCACAAGGGAAGTCCAGAACACAATAGAGGATTCCGTTTTAAGTCTACTCGCGAAAATCATACAAAATTTAAATCTCAATCACATATTCGACATACAGAAGAACAGAATATACTGTAAAAATGGATCTAGATTTATATTTAAGGGGCTTAGCCATAAGATTACAGGAGTCAAATCCACAGAGGGTGTTAATTATTGTTGGATTGAGGAGGCGCAAAGTGTTAGCCAGAAATCAATTGATATATTATGGCCTACCGTCAGGAATAATAATAGTCAATTTTTTGTGACATTTAACCCGGAAACTGAGGACGATCCTATTTATAGACGATTCGTAACAGGCAATAGGGAAGACACTTTACTGATCAAGGTGAATTATCTAGACAACCCATATTTTCCAGATGTACTCAGGAAGGAAATGGAATGGGACAAGCAATACGATTATGATAAGTATTTGCACGTATGGGAAGGGAATCCTAAGACTATTACGGATGCATGCGTGTTTAAGGGCAAATTTGTTGTAGATATGTTCAATACGCATGAAGGTGTCGATTTTTATTATGGCGCCGATTGGGGATTTGCAAATGATCCAACTTGCTTGATAAGATGTTATGTTTATGATAATTGTTTATATATAGATTACGAAGCATATGGTGTAGGTGTCGAAATTGACGAGATACCACAATTATTTGATTCAATTCCACAGGCAAGGCGAAATAAGATTGTTGCAGACAATCAGAGGTCAGATACAATTAGCTATTTAAATCGAAAAGGATTTATTATTAAGCCATCTAGGAAGGGCAAAAATAGTATAAAAGACGGAATAGAATTTATAAAGAAATTTAAGAAAATATATATACACGAGCGGTGCAAGAATACTGCATATGAGTTTATGTCGTATAGTTACAAAATTGATAAACTAACAGAAGAAATTTTGCCAATTATAGTTGACAAATATAATCATTGCATAGATGCTATCCGGTATAGCTTAGAAGGCTTAAGGAGGGGGTACTCGCAGAGATATGAACCTACTGGTGTCAAAATGCAAGACCTATTTAGCAAAAATAAGCGATTAAAATTTTAAAAGAGGTAAGTTATGGAGCTAAATAAGATTAAAGTGAAAAAGACAAAAAGTGATTTAGACAGATTAAGGCTAATGTATATCATCGCAAAACAAAAGGCAAAGTCTTTTGAGGAATTTCTTGAAATCAACGATAAGCATATACAAGATCTTGAATATTTTTGCGAATTGTTTTTAAATAAATTAAATGAGTCGTAAGCGATTAAATAATAATTGACTTTTTAGAAATATATAAATATAATGTCGAAAAATAGGAGTTGGATTCATGTCGGATAGAATAAATGGCGCACAGATTGCAAAAATAATAGACAACTACGATAATAGCCAATATGTAACTAATGATGCATATTATCAGGGTTCCAATGTAACTATTTTAGCGAAAGATTTTGATGGAACACCAGATAATCGTGTGCCTTTGCCATTCGCACGACGAACCGTACTTGATATTATGGGTTATGCATATAAGCCGGGGCATGTAAGGTACGATTTTAATATACAGGAAAATAACGAGAAAGCAGTTGAGCAAATAGAAGAAATTTTCAAACATAATCAAGAGAATTTAGTTAGTGCAGAAATATTTCAAGACGCTTTAATTAAGGGGCAGGGTGCTGAGCTAATGTACTGGACTAATGGTGACAAGTTGCCAGAGTTTGTACAGATTCCACGAGAACAATGTATATTTGTTTATGAGGATAGCATAAAAGAGAAGCTTAAATACTCTATTAGATATTATACATCCATTACAATTAGTGAAAATGGAGATGTTGAAACAATAAAACATGCTGATGTTTACTATAGCGATATTATACAATTTTTTGAACAAAAGGAAATACAGGCAACACAGACAGTAGATCCACAACTAACCACACAGCGCAATACCACAAGCGAGTTCAATTCTTACCTCTTCAAACGGGAGGAGCGTCACTTTTTCGGTGACGTTCCTCTCTATCCTTACGATATTTCGACTGATAGACTCGGTGTGTTCCAGCCTGCAATTACAATCATTGATGCAATGGATGACATGACAAGCGATTCAATTTTAAACGCTTTGCAGAGGTTTAACGATTCAATTTTGACTCTTTCGAAACGGCTGGAGAGTGATGTCATAGAAAATATAAAAGAATATCGCATCATGGATGATATGGGCGGGAAAGAAGAAGGAAATTTTGTTGAATATATTCAGAGGAAAATGGATATCAATTCGACTATTGAGGGTTTTGAAATATACGAGCGTCTTTACTATGAACTCACAGGAATACCGAAATTAAGTGATGAGAAATTCCATTCACAATCTGGGATTGCAATTCTATATGCATTGATACCATTTGAAAATTTAATTAGCACGATGGAAGTGTATTTCAATAATGGTCTACAGAGGCGACTGCAGTTATTAAATAATTTACTCAAAACAGATGTTAAATCAGAAATAACATGGAAAAGAAATTTACCCGAAGACATTTTGGGCAAAATTAACGAAATAGTTTTATTGAAAAGAGAGGGTTTGATTTCACTTGAAACTGCATTAGAAAAATTACCGGAAACAATAGTGAGTGATCCAGAAAGTGAAATTGAAATGATAAAAAAAGAAAAAGAAGAAAATATGTCTATGTTCGAAAATAATTTCAATGAACCGGAAGATGAAAGCGAAAATGATGGCGAGGACATGCAGGAAGAGCAGAAACAAGAGCAGGAAGAAGTTGAATAATGGGGATCAGTTTCGACGAGAAGCAAATATATAATTTGCAGATAAAAAATATTTCAGAATTAAATAAGAGACTTGCAAAGATATTTGAAAACTCAAGAGATGCAGCATTAGAAAAATTGTTAAAATATCGTTCGTCAGTTGTTCGGAATGGTGTAGTCGTAACAACAAAAGAGCAGCGATTGATAATGATGATAAATGAAATAAATAAAGAAATAGCAGATTTAACACGTAAATCATACGCTGCAATACAAAAAAATTTTATAAAAACATATGAATCGACATATTACCTAGAAGCATGGGCAATAGAAAAGTCAGTCAATATGGATCTTGGATTGAGTGCAAGTTATTCAATAAATTTGCCAAAATTAAACGAAAAAGCAATTCAAGCTGCATTTGATCAGAGAATCGGAGGGTTATTACTAAAAGATAGAACGAATAGATTCAGAACAAGGTTGCAGTTCGCTGTACAGGATGCTGTTGCGCAAAATATAATTGAGGGGCAAACTGTTAAACAATTGAGTAAAAAATTGAAACTAATAAACGAACAAATGAATGCAGGATTAAAACATACGCAAACTATAGCAAGAACTGAGTTATTGAAGGCTTACAGTTTAGGACAGGATGAGACAAGAGTTGAGGCAGAAAAATCGGGTGTTGAATTTAATTATATATGGAATGCAACACTTGATGCAAAAGTTAGACCAGACCACGCAGCAGCTGATAATACTGAGGCGTTAATTATAGATGGGGAGCCAGTTTTTAAGGTTGGCGGTATAGAAATGAGAGGACCACGTATTCCGGTTGTTCAAACAGGAAGTAAAGCTGAAGCTGCACAGGTTATAAATTGTAGGTGCAGGCGTTTAAATATACCTTTCGGGATTAAGCCAACAAGTAGAGTAGCAAAAACAAAAGAGGGGAGATGGAAAACGGTTAACGGTGATTTAACTGCAAAAGAATGGATTAAAAAAGAATACGATATAAGAGTATAGGAGTATATAATGTCAGAAGAAATTCAAGAAACTCAAACACCTGAAGTGAGTGAGGGTCAGCCACAGGAAAGCGTAAACTTTGACGAGATATTGAAACAAAAGGATTCTGAAATTGACAATTTGAAAAAAATTGCACAAGGTCAGGACAAGAAAAATTCTGAGCTTTTTAAAAAAATAGAAAGTTTAGAAAAAATTATTAACGAAAAAGACAATAGCAAGAAAACAGTTGAGCAGCAGTTGCAGGAAATGCAACAACTGATTACAGAAAGAGACGCAAGAGAAAAGCAAAAGGAAAAAGAGGCGATAGTGCATAAAATTATTGCTGAAAACAAACTTGATCCGACATTTGACTTTGATTTTCTGTATAAATTCGAAACTGAAGAAGCTATTAAGGAAAATGCTCAAAAACGAGCAGAATATTATAATAAAATTAAAGAAGATGGCTTCAGGGAGAGAGTTTCTGGATCGGAACCAACAAGAGGAGAGCGCATAGATTCCAATAATTTAAAAGATAAATCTTTTTTTGAATTAAATAAAATTGTTAAAAATGATCCAAAAATGGAGGAGGCCGTCTTGAAAGAAATTGATAGGAGAACAAAAAATGGCTGAAACCAAAATTAGTGATATAATTGTACCATCGATTTTTTCTAGATATTTTTTAGAGGAATCAATTAAGCGGAATAGATTTTATAAGTCTGGCATAGTAACAAGGAGTTCAGAAATTGATGCTTTGCTTGCAGGAGGAGGCACAACTTTTAATGCGCCTTTTTTTACGGATTTAGGGGGAAGTTCTGATGTCCCATCTGAAAGCGGTACACAGACAGTAAATGTAATTAGTACTGGACAGGAAGTGATCAGGCGTCAGATGAGGACTAAGGCGTGGGGAACAAATGCAATAGCACAGATTCAATCAGGCGAAAACGTAATGTCAGCGATTAACAATTACGTTCCAAATTTTTGGGCAACAGAATATGATAAAAATATAATCTATATGATGATTGGGCTAATCAACGATAACCTGACAAACGATTCAGGAGATTTGGTGCTTGACATTACAGATGAATCTGGAACAAACGCATATATTTCAGATAGTGTTATTTTGCAGACGATTGCAAAGCATGGAGAAAATGGCGTAATAGGGCGTGGTGATAATACTGAATTCCAATATGTTGTCATGCATTCCAACACGTATCATTACCTTGTTAATCAGGATTCAATAACATTCACTCCGATTTCAACTCAGACAAGGCCGCTTGGTATCTATAAGGGAATGGAAGTTATAGTCGACGACAATCTTGTTCGTATGAGCGAGTCAGGTGGATATGCATATTACACGTATCTTTTTAAGCCCGGCGCTATTCACATGGGATCAAGTTCTGTTGGCTATGAACCGACTTCAATTGAGCGAGTTGAGGGCAGAGGCATGGGTGTCGAGGAGCTTTACACTCGTACAGTTTTTGCGTTTCATGTTGATGGCTTTGCATGGCAGGGGGCATCTATGGCTGGTCTTTCACCTACTGATGACGAGCTTGCAAAAGGATCAAACTGGAACAGGGTTGCGTCAAACGCACAAAATTGTAAATGGGCAGCATTGCTGCATGAAATTCCTGATGATTGGGAAGTGTAATATAAAGGGGCTTCGGCCCCTTATCTTTTAAAAAGGAATAGAAATGGACGAATATAATAAAGTATTAGCTGAGTCGATGAATAAAAAACAATTGTTGTTAAAAAAAGATATTGTTTTTTTGGAAAATTATTTAGATTTAATATACAAAGAAATAAAAGAAATTAAGGAGAAACTACATGATAGAGAAAAGGAACGAGATGTGGTGCGTAATACACGGCCACAAACAGAAAAGGGGAAGCAAAAGGGACAAGCCAAAGGGGACAAAAATTAAATGTTTTGCTACCAGAAAAGAGGCACAAAAAATGCATGCTGCAATAATGGCTAACAGGTGATCACTATGCCTACAATTACCTATCCATTCACCGTAAGCAGTAATTATGATTTCGACAACACTGTTGTGGAAGTGAGCAGTGGCACTGGTAAGCTCAAGTTAATTGATTTTCCCGGACTTGATTTCGTTGAAGACTTTGCAGATGATACTGGTTTTGTTTATGATAGTGACAGGGCAGAATTTGTTGATGGATCAGTGAGGCAAAAAGATCAAACAAATGGTGCAATTTCTGGTGCCCGATACGAAACAACAATCAATCTTGAAGCATGGTCTGGTGGAAGTGTTACAGGAACAGCCGTTGGTGGAGCTTCGATCAGCGCTAATAGATTAGATCTGGCCAGCAATGATGTGCGGTATGTTGATTATGTAGCAACTGGGAATTTTGGTACAGGTAATGTTGGATGCATAAGAATGAAATATACTCCCAATTACACTATCCCAGATGGTGATAAGACGATGTATGTTCATTGCAAAACTATGGGTGTTGTTATAAATAATTTTTTAATGATAAGACATCAGGGCACAAGAAGGATTCAGATTCTTGCATATAATTCTACCGGTTCTGTTCTACTTGATTATGTAACGGCGAATCCGTGGGTAGTTGCATCTGGCACAACGTACGAAATTGAATTAAATTATGATTTCACAAATGGAGCTACAAGAATATTTATTAACGGTGTACAATTTGGCGCTACGCAGACAGATACTGGAACAATTGATAAATCTCAAATTGACGATCTAAGAATAGGCGGAAATTATGGCGGTACAGATACATCTAATTTTTTTATAGAAGATTTGCTTATTTTTGACACAGTTCAGCATACTGAGAACTACACACCGGGTTATACTGTACCAGAATACAGGTATGCCGCAAGCACGGTAATTTTGCCAGAAATGGTAGACGAATATCCCGGCACTTTAGTTTCTTTTGATGAATTTATTACGACTGAAACTGGATCACCTAAATATACATTGCAGATAGGCAGGTCCGGCAATTATTTATATTGGGGTGTGGCGACGTGGGACATCTCAGATGGAACATATCCTCAGTCAACCGACGCCATTACGTTTGATGTAAATGCAGGTTCGCTTGATGTAGAAGGAGAAATTTACGGGCAATTTAAAATTCATTTTAACAACTCAAATACACTGTCAAGCGTTGGTGAGCTGACTGCTACACTTACAGCACAACAATATTCTGATACATCGCCAACCATTGTGCCCAACACATCTTTTTTTACTGATTTGATTTCAGAATTTATGGTAATTGAAATCATAGACTCAAATACAGAGATAACATGCAGTTTAAGCAAAAACGGAACATGGTATTACCACAATGGTACTGCATGGGTTCAAGCGGATGGTACCGTAGATCAAAGCAATAGTGAAAGTGAAATAAATGCAAATATAGCAAGTTTTATATCAGGTCAACAGACGGTAAAAGTGAAAGTATTTTTAACAGGATGCTGTTTGACGACGCCACAAATAGACTCAATAATAATATCGTATGATTTTGCAGGCACTCAACCGGCAACACGAAATACATGTATTGTTTATGGGCATGAAAATGATATACAGGGACTAACAACAGGCGATACAATTAAGGTGTATTTAAATAAAGATATGGTTGTCTATAAGGGTGATCAATATATAAAAAATAAAACATATACGACGACAGTTGGAGTAAACGGATATTGGGAAATTGAGCTAGTAGAGAATACTAACATGACACGTGGATCTAAATATATATTTAATTTTGGATCTAATATAAAAATTGATAAATATGTGCCTGATGTTTCAAGCGCACGTTTTACGGATTTAACGGGGTAAAAATGGCTATAACAGACAAGGAAACGGTAAAGATGTTTCTTGGAATCACAAGTACTACGTATGATGAAAGGATAGAGGCTCTTATTTCTCAAGTGGAAGATGACTATTTGAGAATTAGAGGTGTAGCATGGGATGAGGATTCGAATGATAATATTGAGTATCCAGACAATGCGGATTCAGTTGCATCTATGATGATAGGTCATATGTTGTCATCTATGACTTTTAGTGATGTAAATTACGGTAATAAAATGAGTGAATCGATAGGCAGTTATTCATATACAAAAGGCGCAAACAAAGAAAAAATGATACATGGGTATCCGGAGGCAATAGTTAAAAGGATAGACAGATATCAAAGAGCGAACTAAATATAGCAGAATAAATGGAATGTTGAGTGGTCGTGATTGTTTTATAGTTGGATCCGGATCTTCATTATGCGGATTTGATTTCAATAAATTGGACAAACATTTCACGATAGGGATGAATCACATTGTTGAACATTACGACAAATTGAATTGTTTGTTATTTGCTGATAGAATTTTTGTGAAGACAACGCCATACGATTTATCAAAATTTCAAGGGATGATTTTTGCATCTGAGAAAGCAACATACCAGCCAGAAATAGAAACAATTAAAAATAATGACAATTTCTATATTTTTCAAGATAATCGTGGTCATCTGTCTACAGATATAGAAAAAGATGGGCTTTATCATCCGACAAATTCTGCTATAATGGCAATGAATTTGGCTTTAATAATGAATGCAAAAAAAATATATCTTCTCGGGTTTGATTATGTTGACAAAAAGGGGAACAGGCACTTTTATCCAGATTATGAACATCATAAGCGGTATCCAATGATCAAATTTTTAAAAAAACTTGATAAGATGCTTGCATTTGTTCCGCATAGAGATAGATTTATTAACTTGAATCCAGAAAGTGGTTTGAATTTATTTAAAAAACAAAATAGGAGTACAGTGCTATGATTTATTATGTTATTCCGGCCAAAAGAGATTCTGAAGGATTTCCGTTTAAAAATAGAAAACTTTTTGAAAATACAATTAAAACTATACCTGATAAATATAAAAAAAATGTAATCGTTACTACAAATGATCAAGTTATACTTGACCATTCAGCATATCATGGTGTCAAAGCTATTTATAGAAATAACGAAAATAGCGGACTAAATATACATACGCATACATCAAGCATGAAAGATGTTTTAACCGATGTAGTTCATTTTTGCGATTTAAATGATAACGATATAATTGTTATGCTATATTTAACTTACCCACAACGCACATGGGAAGATATTCAAAAAGCAATAGATTATTTCAATATTGCTAATGCAACTAGCTTGCTATGTAGGAAAAAACCTAAAACGCATCCATATTTATGTATTTACAATGATGGCAAGCAGATCATAAAGCATAATGAGTATAGAAGACAGGATTATCCTGAAGTATGGGAAATATCCCATTTTATCCAAATCGCATATGTTTTTGAATTATACAGATTGAATAAAAATCTATATAATGATTATACTGTTTATATGACAATAGAAGACAAAATTGATGTTGATTATGAAAAAGATTTAAGGGAATTAAAATGAAAAAAGCCATTGTAACACTATTGGACGATAATTTTATTGTTGGATTTGAAGGATTCTGGAAATCATTTATATATCATAATAAATGGTTTTTAAAATCTGATATCGATTTAATCATATTGGATAACGGCCTGTCAGAGCAATCAAAAAATATTGTAAAAAAATACAACAGCAAAGCAATATTTAGAAAAATTAAATATGAACGATATCACAAAGTAAATATGAAGCGCACACATGACAAGCTGAAAGCTACATACTATAAGCTTGATATTTTTGGTATACTTGAATATGATAGACTTATATTTATCGATAGCGATGTAACAGTTTTGGGCAGTATTCGAGAAATACTCGAATGCTCAAAAGATTTTGCTGCGTGCAAATCATATAATGCACGATTGGATAGGCTTAATAATTCTATAAATTCAGGAGTTTTTGTTGTTAATAAAAAATATATACAAAAGCATATATATCATAATTTGATCAAAATTGCAACACGTGGGCATAACATGCCAGATCAGAAGACAATAAATATCTTTTTTGGTAATGTTATGCAGTATCTATCAAAGGGTTACAACGTTGAAAAACGCATGTGGAAAACTGAAAAATACAAGGATGTATGGAATGGTAAAAAAATACTCCATTGGGTTGCCGACAAACCGTGGATGGAATACGATGATCACCAGAACGACATAGAAAAGGAATTTTTTGAAATATATCCGATATGGTGGGAATATTATAACATGAATTACGAGGACATAATAAATGGATAAAGAATGGTATAAAAAAACTAAAGATTTGAATGAACAAGAATGCTGGAATGAGCTGTATTTGCAAGAAAAAGATAATGTCGAAGACGATAAATCGATATGGTTAAAAAATGATGATATAAATAAATATTCAAGCTGGACTGAAAAGCATCTTAATGTATTGTTTGATGATTTGAAAATAAAATCTGTTATTGATGTTGGCTGTTCAGACTGTATATGGCAGTCAAAAATGCAATGGGATAAAGTAAAATATACTGGAATAGATATAGTTAAAGAAATTATTGAAGACAACAAAATCAAATATCCACATATGAATTTTAAACATAGCAATCTAATTGAAGATGAATGTCCTCGGGCTGATATGGTAATTGTTAGAAATGTATTTTTGCATACATCGCTGGATAGTGTAAAAAAAATGCTTTCTAATATCAAAAAATCAGGCAGTAAATATTTACTTGCGTCTACAGATTTTACTCTTGAAGAAAATCAAGAAACAAGTTGCATATGGGCTATACGTAGAAACTTAGAAATAGAACCATTTAATTTATCGCACTCTGTAGCGTATATCCCCGAGATATTACCATCGATTAAGAAGCCGAAAGCGCCAAATATATTTTTAGGACTTTATTTCGTAGATAGAATTCCAGATTATGAGGTTTAAAAATGGTTGTTTGCGAGAATTATAGAGTTATATTTTTTCATATACCGAAAACAGGAGGATCTAGCGTAAGAACTATTTTATTAAATGATCTGAATGGCGACAAAATAGGAGTGCACGTAAATGTTAGAAATGCTTTACGTAAAAATTACAATCTTGATGCATACATTAAGTTTTCTGTTATTAGAAATCCATACAGCAGAATGGTTTCGTGGTATCATCATTTGCTCAGAGAGTCTGAGATTGGCAAGCGCTCAAGTGACGTTATCAAGCCTGAGTCTTTTGAACAATTTATAAAAGAACAAACAAGAATATATAGTAATAAGGAAACAACGCAATTTAAGCTATGGAGCCTTCAGAAAGACTTTATTTCGTATGGCGAAAAAGTAATGATTGACTATATTATTAGATTTGAAAATTTTCAAAATGATTTTGATTTATTTTCGCAAAAAGCTTTTGGTAAAACATTTACTTTGCCACATATGAAAAATTGGGGTGTCGGCAATGATTATAGAAAATTTTATACAGATGAATTGCAAGAAATTGTTTATAATAAATTAAAAGGAGACTTTGAATATTTTGGATACAAAAAAGATTTCAATTAGAAATGCTAAATATGCAAAAATTGGATTAGAAGATTTATGCGATTATGTCGGCGATATGTCAAACATGACTATGGTTGAAATAGGAAGTTATGTAGGCGATTCTACAGAAATTTTCGCAAAACGTGTAAAGAAAATTATATGTATTGATCCGTGGGAAAACGGATATGATGAAAATGACGGCGCAAGCTCGCAACACGATATGTCTATTGTAGAGCGTCAATTTGATGAATTATGTGAAAAATATGATAATATCGTCAAAATAAAAAATACAAGTGAAAATTCAAGTAAAAATATTTTAGATAAATCAATTGATCTTGTATATATAGATGGGTTGCACACATATATTGGCGTCAATAATGACATACGAGTATGGTTACCTAAAATAAAAGATGGTGGCTATATTTCGGGGCATGATTATGGAAGTAAGCATTTCCCTGACGTAAAGACAGCAGTTGATAATTTTGCAATTCCAGATAAAACTTTCAGGGACAGTTCATGGATAAAAAAGATATAAATTATTTTAAGATTTACGATTTTTTGTACAAAATAGGATATCATGGCAAAGGTCAGAATCATGGCGCGAAATATATAGATAAATTATGTCGCATGTTTGATTTTGACACAATTCTTGATATTGGATGTAGTCAGGGTATTACCGTAGGAAAATTTCTTAAAAGGAGAAAATTGGCTTATGGAATTGACGTAAGTCTGAATGCTATCAGGATGGCGACAGGAAAAAAATATAACATCCCGAATTGCATACAGGCATCAGCAACAAATATTCCATTTGTAGATAATTTCGTTGATGCTGTCTTCACATGTGATGTATTAGAACACTTAACAGAGGAGGACGTCCAAAAAGCAATTGATGAAATTAACAGAATTACAAAAAGATATATTTTTATAATTTTTGATGATGCCATTGAGGGAAATAGAAGCTGGATAGAAAAAGGCAAAGAAATGTATCCAATTATATTTGATAAAATACCAAATTTACATTTGACAATCAAAACAATTTCATGGTGGAAAAAAGAAATTGAAAAACGTGGGTTTAAATTAAAGAAAAAAGTATATCTAAATGGATTCCCACAGCTACATTGTTACGAACGAATAGGGGAAAATAAATGAATTTTACTGATTATATTAAAGGGAAAAAAGTTTGCTTTGTTGGTCCATCTGCAATCATGAAAGGGCGTGGACTTGGTGAATTTATTGATACATTTGATGTTGTTGCTAGAACAAATGGAAGTATATATTTACTGGAAAATGATGAATATCAAAAAGACTATGGTAAAAAAATAGATATTTTATATACAAATAACCAATTTTATAGAGAAATGTCGCCGTTGCCAATTGATGCTTTTTCAACTAAAGGCGTAAAATATTTACGAATGAAAACGTGTAAAAAAAATGATTTAGAAAATTTTAGGAAAAAAATACAATGTGAAATAATAAAGAATGCAATTTTAAATGTCAATCAATACAACCCATCTGCGACAATGGGATCATATATTTTAAGAGATATTTTAAATCACAATCCATGCGAGTTATATGTGACTGGCATAAGTTTTTTCTCTTTAAAAAAGAAAGTATTCGAGCATGATAATTATCAGGAATATTTCGACGGGTATCTTCCTGATAAAATACGCAAGCAGGGAAACGAAATCAACAAAGGCAAAAAAGAGGATGGACATAATTTCGATGAAAATGCCAAATATTTTTATAAATTATGGAAAGAAAATGATAATTTAATTTTTTCTGATTTTGTAGAAAAAATTTTAATTGGAATAATGAATGGAGAAGTAAAGCAAAAATGATAAAGACGATTGGTGAAATAGGAATAAATCATAATGGTGATATTGATATAGCTAAAAAAATTATAAATCTTGCGCATGTCGCAGGATTTGATTATGTTAAATTCCAAAAAAGAGATATAGATCTTGCAGTGCCAGAACATAAAAAAAATGAACCAAAAAGCACCCCATGGGGAGACATGACTTATTATGATTACAAGCAAAGAGTTGAGTTCGATTATGATGATTATGCCGAAATTGACAAATATTGTAAGAATATTGGTATCAGGTGGTTTTCCTCGGTATGGGACATTAACAGTGCTAAGTTTATGACACAATTCTCTAATATAGTAAAAATTCCATCAGCATGTATTGGGAATTTGGAAATGTTAAAATTTTGTAGAAAAAATTACAAAACAGTAATTATGAGCACTGGCATGAGTGTCGAAAAAGAAATTGAAAAGGCAGTATATGTATGTGATCCAGATGTCATTATGCACACAAATAGTGCGTATCCATCACCAATAGGAGACTTAAATTTTCATTACATAAAATGGCTTCAGGATAAATATGATTGTGAAATCGGTTATTCTGGCCATGAATATGGCTTGACTACATCATTCGCCGTTGCTGCAACTGGTATAACATGGCTTGAAAGACACATAACGCTTGATAAGAATATGTGGGGAACTGACCAGAGTAGCTCTTTAGACAAAATTGGATGCGTCAAGCTAATCGCAGGCATACGATCTATAGAGAAAACATTAAAAGGATATGGGCCACGTGAAATTTTAGAGAGCGAAAAAAAGAAAAGGAAGGATTTAAAAAAATGAAATATGTAATTGATATTGACGATACAATATTATTCACGACAATAAAAGAAAATGGAAAATACGATCTATTATCGTGGAACAAAAAAATGGTTGATAAAATAAATAAATTATATTATTGTGGGCATACAGTTGTATTATGGACTGGTAGACATTGGGACAAACTAATGTTGACAAAAAAACAATTGCTTAAAATAGGAGTCAGGTATCACACCCTTGTGATGGCGAAGCCAACTGCGGATATATACATCGACGACAAGGCGATGAGACCAGAAGAGTTTATATGAGCTTTACTAATCACAATAATACAGTCGAAATATACCGTAAAACAAACACCGGAGACAATGTGTCGCCAAACTATATATATGTTTTGCAAAACAGTGTCGATTGTACTATTGATCAATTGAATTCAAATAGAGTTATAAGGAGAGATGGCGATAAAATTTTAGCAGATCATGTTGTTTATATGGATTACATTTCAGATCTAAAAATGCGTGATGTTCTTAGGGTTAATGATGATGAATTCACAATCTATAGAATACACAATCCAAATGAAATGGACCACCATCTTGAAATATATTGCAAACTGAACGAAAGGGGTATAGAGATTGGCGATAGCTAAATGGAATCAAAAAGAGCTTGATGCGAAAATGAAGAATAATGTTAATACATTTCTTCACGCTGCTGGTAATATTGTTGTTAACCAATTTTCCACATCTTCCCCTGTTGTAACCGGGTTGTTGAGAAATTCTTTAAGTTATCAAATTTATAACGGTCAGGGCGGAGGAGGCAAACCTAAAGTCACAAAGCCAACAAAAAAAAATACAGTGCGGGCTGGCAGCAATATAATTTATGCTGCATCAGTTGAAAAAAGAGGAAAATCTGCTGGTTGGATGTCTAAGGCATGGGACCAGCTAATAGCAGCAAAAACTTTTGAAAAATTAGCTGAGAAAATGAAAATATAATGGCTATTAAAGACGACATATATACTTTTATATCTAGCATAAGCTCAATAACAAATATTGTGCCATCAACACAAATTGGTTGGATTGATTGTGATGAAACAACACCATATCCACGAATTGTGTACCAAAAAATATCTGATCCGCCTTTATATCAGGCGAATGATAGGTGGCAACGGTGGCGTTTTTATTGCCTCTCAGATTCAAAAGACGAATGTCGAAGAATAGGGGATGCACTATACGATGCCTTGCATAGACTTCAGGATGATATGGGCGACACTTTTGTAAATGTATTTCTTATAGATCAGTCGGAACCAACAAGAGAAGAAAATATTTATGAGAAATATTTAGACTTTAGAATAATTTATCATTAAGGAGAAAATAAAATGGCTGAATATCAAACCACTTCAACCGACCTGAATCTAATACGTGGCTCAGGCAAAGTTGAAGTAGCACCATATACAACCGGGGATCCAGCATGGGTAGATGTTGGAGGGATTATCGGGTTGACATTCAATGAGAATCAAACGATATCAACAGAGGAATTCGATAATGCAGTGTACAACAAAAGAGTATCAAAACAGGAGGTTATAATCGGATTTACTCAGCTTGAGCATGCGAACCTTGACGTATGGGAAATCATGAGAGGTGATCTTGATACTATAACGATGGAATCGCAAACAACAAAAATTCAATCCGGCAACAAATCATCTTTGCCAGATTTTATGCTGAGAATTACGACTAAAAATGATGATAACGGTCCATGGTATTTTATGGCATATCGTTGCACGGTAAATAAGGGATTTGAATATAGCTTTCAGAAGGACGACGGCGAAGATAGAAGACTGCAAAATACAGTAGAGATTCTTGGCAGATCCGATTCTGGAAGAGGTGATCTTGTCTGGGAAATTGATGGACCATATAACGGGTAAAAGGAGAGCTAAATGAGTGATGTAGTAGACCTGAACATACTTTTCGAAAAGCAAAAAAATGTTGTAAAATTCAATACAAAGGATGGGCAGGAAATTGTTTTAGAAATGCATATAAGTCCATACATTGCTATGCGATGTATTCAGGCAGTCAATGATAAAAAAACTGAAATGGAAAGCGCGTCTATACTTGTCAGTGATATGATCAAGGAGCAATTGAATAAAGATATTGAACCAGATTATATTTTACGTAATTGTGATTTTGCGCATCTAATGTACATAAATAATGTTATATCGGAAAGTGTTTATGCTGCAATGGACATAATAAAACAGGAAAATGGTAGTGCTGGAACTACAAAAAAAAAGTAATTTATAGCAGCATGATTGCAGACATTATGCATGCGTTTTCCCAATTCAGTTATGATTATTTAATGTATAAAATAACATTTAAGCAATTTCTTCTATGGCACATGCAGGCATTAAGAGTTAAACATGGAATAGAAGTAAATTTAAATGATAATTATAATGTCAAAGAGGAACTTGATGAAATCAATAATAAATTTCTCTGGAACGACGAAAGGAAACGGTGGGAGTAAATGGCTGTAAAAGTAGGAGAAGCGTTTGTCGATGTAACCGCCAGACTGGATGAATATAATAAAAGGCTGCTTGATGCAGAAAAAAAAATAAAAGAATTTCAATCAAAAGCAAATAAATCAACTAAAAGTATTGGCGATTCAATATCTGATATAGGGAAAAAAGCAATTGGCATATATACCGCAATAAAGGGGCTAAATTTTGTTTTCAATGATTTAATTGGTGCAGCTTCTGATTTTGAAGAAACAAATAATAAATTTAAAGTTGTTTTTCAGGAAGTAGCTGAAGAAGCTGAACAAATGTCAAATACGCTTGTTCAATCATATGGACTTTCAACGCTTGAATCAAAAACATTATTATCTGCGACTGGCGATCTTCTAACAGGGCTAGGCATGACTGGCGAAAGTGCACTTGATCTTTCTGGGCAAGTGCAAAAGCTTGCTGTTGATTTGGCAAGCTTCGCGAATGTAGAGGGTGGCGCAGAAAGGGCAAGTCAGGCACTCACTGCCGCATTGCTTGGGGAAAGAGAGCAGGCAAAGGATCTTGGGATTATTATCTCAGAAGAAATGGTTAAGGAAAGGCTTGCGGCGGAAAGCAAATCTAATTTAACCGGAATGGCATTGTTGCAAGCGAAGGCGGAAGCAACATTGGCAATATCCATTGAACAATCTAAAAATGCGATTGGCGATTTCGAGCGATCTGCAAGCTCATATGCCAATCAACAAAGGACATTGACATCTTTATTGAAGGACATGGCTGTTGTTGTCGGAACTCCGCTAAAAGATGCCCTTAGTTCTGGGCAAAGTGCATTATTATCTAATAGAGATGCAATAATAAAATTTACTGAAGTTTTAGCAAAAGGCGCTTCTGGGGTTGCTCAAATTGCTGGTATTATGGCAAATTTTGTGACAACAGCCCTTTCCCCATTTTTAAGTGGAATGAACGAAGGCAAAGGTGTAACGCAAATATTAAGTACTGCATTAGATTCAGTAGTAAATGCATTCAAAGAAATGGAGCCAATTATTTTGCTTATCGCTGAAGCAATCGCATTTTTAATTCAATCGATAATGCAATTTGTTGAAATATTAAATGAAACTTTTGGTCCAGCATTGAAAAGCGCAATAAATAATTTAATTGACTTTAAAAATGTAATTGTCGATGTAATTGATGAAATGAGAGGAATTGAGCACGAGTTTGAAACACTTGAGGAGCTTGCTGGTAGTGACCAACCAACAGTGTATATGCAGAAACAACAGAAGGCTGCTCAGGCTGCATCAAAAGAATGGAAAAAGGCAAGAAGTGAAGCGCAAAAATTTGCAACAGATTTAATACAAAGTATGGAATCTCCTGCACAAACTATTGCAAGAGTTCAAGAAGAAAATTTAGCAAAACTAGAAGATTTCAGAAAAAGACGTTTTATTTCTGAGCAACAATATCAAGAAGCAAGAATTGCTATCAATCAAGATGCAGAAAATAAAATATTAGAATTGAAAAAACAACGACATGAACAGGAAATGCAATTGGCCGATCAATCGTTGTCAAAAACTGGTGAAATGCTTGGGCTAATAGGAGAAGCATTCGCAGTGTCTGAGCAAAATAGATTGACGGAAATAGATCAAAGACGACAAAAAAAATTAAATGAATTGCAAATTACCTTTGAACAGGAAAGAGACAATATAAGAAGCACAATAAAGAATAAAAAGAAGCAAGAAATAGCTATAAATAAGCTTGAAGAAAATAGGGCAAAAAAAGAACGGCAAATAAATGAAAAAAGCGAAAAAGAAAAAGCTAAAATTCAAAGACAGGCTTTTGAGAGGCAAAAAGGATTTCGTATTGTAGAAACAATAATGGCTACAAGTCAAGCAATTATGTCAGCGTTGTCAGGTCCGTGGCCAGCATCAATTGCATTTGCTGCACTTGCTGGTGTTATGGGTGCGGTTCAACTTGGGATAATAGCTTCACAAAAACCACCAGCTATGGCAGAGGGTGGCATTGCAAATAGTAGAACATTCGCAGAAATAGGCGAAGCTGGACCTGAAGCCGTTTTCCCTCTTACTGGTCCACAGGGCGCCAAAACAAGAGAAATGTTTGCCAACGACTTGATAAATGCAATAGGCGGGCAACAGGATAGAATAATTACAGAAGAGGCCGGAGTTGTTCCAGAAGCGCAGCAAATGACTTTTAATGTGCACGTAAATATTGGCGGCGAACAGCTTTATGGGACAATTACGCAGGGAATAGAAAACAGACAAATACTTATAGATGCAAATGCACTGGTGAAAATATGAGACTTTTATACGACAATAAGTTCTTAACAGCTACAATATTGGCTACAAGTGAAAACCCAAATTATTTGGCTGCGAATATGCAGGATACAAATTTATCCAAAGTTTATCGTAGTGCGATTACAAGTACTACGATAAAAATTAGTACTACGATAAAAGCTTCATATTGCTCTATACTCGGACACAATTTAACCAGTACGGCAAGCATTACGCTTCAGGGAAATGATACAGACGCATGGGGCGCACCTTCGTTTGAACAAACAATTCCATATAGACAAAGCATGTGTATATTGAATTTTAGCGAAGCAACTTATAATTATTGGCGAATCACTATAACAGACGACGATACCACATCAGACGGATATATAGAAATCGGGAGTATATTTTTAGGCACTTATTTACAGATGCCTGGAATGAAATTAAATCAAACGCTTGAAAAGAAATCAGATTCAACTGTGTCTATTTCATATTCAGGGCAGGCATATGGAGAAGAGAGATACAGTTACAGAAACCCAATGTTTAGCTTTCCGTTTTTATCGCACGATCAAAGAGATAGTTTGAATAGCATGTTTGAAAATAATAAAAACGTTAAACCAGTTATATGCCTTATATGGGCGAATGACCTGAATATAGAGGAGCCGATGTATTGTTTGATCGATCAAAAAAGTTTGCAATTCAAAAGAAATGGTGAGTCTCATGATCCATGGGGTACAAAAATAAAATTTAGAGAGGTGTTCTAATGGCTGGAAGTAAAGTGAATGATTATGGGATAGGAGACACGAATGCTACAAGCATTATGGAAACATTGGACACGCAAAGATATGGCTATCATGCGATATCGCTAACAAATTACGATAACACTACAAAACCAGCTATTGCAGCAGGTAGCAAAGTTGAAATAAATGGAGCTCTATTTAAATTCGATTCAGAAGAGGCAATATCCGGAACCCCATCTGATGGAAGTGTATATATTTTGCTTTCTCCTTCGGGAGATTCGGTCACAGCTTCTTTTACAAACACTGCTCCAACATGGTCCGATTCAAAACAGGGATGGTATGGAACTGGTGGTAATGCCAATTATAGATATGCTAATTTTATTATGACAAAATCAGGCGCAAGCTATAGCGATAAAAGATTTTATCCACAAGATCCAGAAACGAAACCAATGTTGGCACTGCTTGATACCGATAATTTTCTGACACAAAGTATTGACACAAATGGATATATTAAACTTGGCTCTTTATATATACAATGGGGGCAAAATGATCCAATAATTGGCGCTGGAACTACGACAATAAATTTACCGATGACATTTCCGAATAGTGCATATGCTGTTACCATAAATGGCGGGTCAACGTCTACGTTCCAAATGTATGCTCAAAATTTAACTACAAGTAATTTTCAGGTTGTTACAACCGGCGCAGGAACTACTCCTACAATATATTTTATAGCGGTTGGTAGTTAATGGCGTTTTTAGATAAAATAGATCAATCGGTAACCCATAAAATCGTATTATTTGAATATGATTTACCCGTAAACAATGATGTTTTAATAAATTATGAAGCCGGGATATGGTTTAACATATTGACTCCGGGAGATAAGTCATGGACAGACGATAATGGCAACCTATGGTATTATACTAACACGAATGAAATAGAATATAATATACAATCGCTGAAAATTGGTTCTCAGGACTATACTAAAGTAAATTCATTGACTGATTTAAGAATACAAAACGCATCATTTTATTATGATGCGTTGACAACGAAAATATATATTCATTTCGATTCATGGGAACCGCCACTTGATAAAATTATTTTGCTTGGTAGTGTAACAGGGTATTCAACGGAGGCAGATCGAGAGCTCGGAGCTTATTACGAAAATGTTTACTATGAGCCTAGAATAACTTCTATCCCAAATTTGAATACGCAAAAAGATCCTTTGTTTTTTGGCAAAATAGCATTTAATTCGGGCAGCATTTCTCTTGCGAACAATGATGGACAATTTGATAATTTTGAGGATGAAAATGCGTACAGGCAGGCAGGGAGAATTCTTTTTGGATTTGAAAATGAAACATATGATGAATACAAAAAAGTTTTTACTGGTTATTTAGAAAATTATTCAAACACATTTGAAACATTTACGGTAACCATACAGGATATAAGAAAATCGTTATCAAGATCAATTCCAATCAATTATTTAAATTTAATTGAATTTCCAGATCTTGAACCTGACAATGTTGATTATCCTAAACCAATAGCATATGGTTACATAAATCAAGCTCCTGTAATTTGCTTAAATGAATTAGCTGATCCTATCCCAGATAATTACGAGTATATGCTGGCTGATACAACTAATAGGAATATCCATAGTGTTGTCGAAATTTATGAGGGAGAAACTGACATCACATCAACAGCTACATGGTCAGTTGATTTGACAACAGGTATTTTAAGCATTGACTCAGATGACGTAGACGATATAACAGACATATACGTTTCTTTTTATGGTTATAAAGATGATAGCGGGAACGTTATCTCAAATGCGATGAGCGTTATAAAAGATCTTATGCTATATTATGCTGACATTTCATTTATAGACACAAATTTCAATACAACAATGTGGAATCTTGCAACTGCGTCTGCCATAGATATTGGTATTTTTATAGACGACGACGTAAATTTGATAGACAAAATAAATGATATTATAGCCAGTACACATGGAATATTTTATGCGCAAATAGACGGAAAATATAGCGCTAAAATATTTAATTCAAATAGGGATCCAGTAAAAACAATATATAATTATGAATGGATTGGGCAGCCTTCCGTAAAAAATAATGGAAGTGAGTTTTTATCTTCAATTAGAATTTCATATAATAAAAACCTGAGAACTGACCGCTATGAACAATATATCAATTCCGATTATGAAGAAAATGCCTTGTTGCGTTACAAATCGTACAAACAACGTACACTCGAAACGCTTATCACCAGTTCGAGTGATGCCGAAATCATGTCAGATTTAATCATGCAACAATCATATTTCGTTAGAAATATAATACAACGTAAAGTAAAAATGTCTCATTACGACCTTGAGCTAGGTGATTTTATTATTGCAAATCCATCCACACGGCCAGATGGAGATATTGATAATTTTTATGTTTACGAAATTATAGGCAAAAATATAAATTTTAACACGTTCGAAATAACATTAACAATGAAATACATTCAAGACTATGAAGAAACCGAAATAATATATACACAGGGTTTCCTGTATTATGATAAATTATATTATGAAAAATTATACGGAGATACACAATTTAACGAGGTATAAACATGTCTAAAAGCACATTAGTGAATTATGTATCAGGCGAAACAACAAATTTTATAGATGAAAGATATAATAATGTTGGATCTGGAACTTTGCAACTTGGTACAGTAAAAAGAGCATTTATAGAAACCGACTTTACTATTGAAGAAGGGGACTCAAATGGAACAGAGCTAACTCTCAATGTTGATTATGAGTTTACAAATAAAGACGCATACTACACTGGGCTTGAGGGCGTAAATGTGTGGACTGGCATCAACATACTCAATGCAGCTTATCAGGTTGGAGAATTATACATAACATACAAGGCGGTTGGCAGCTATGTCGATAAAACAACTATAGATGGACTAATAACAGATGTCGCAACTAATACTGCTAACATAACTACGATTCAAGCTCAATTGGGAAATGCTAAGACAGTTACTTCTGACTATACAATACTGGATGATGACGGGTTTGATAAATTTTATATTAACCCTTCTGAAAGAACATTGACAATCACACTACCAACACTTGCCGATAATTCAGATAGGAAACTATTATTTTTGATAACCGACCTTGGGGGCAAGGTAACAATTGATGGAGAAGGAGCAGAGACGATAGGAGGTGAAACATCTATTGCAATGCAATCAAAAAATGATACACTTGAAATAATAGCAGAATCTGGAGAATGGCAAATTGTACAATACAATTCTAGATACGACACGGGGTTTATAAATACTAATGATTTTTCAAACAGACATTTTGGCACAAGCGCTTTTGATTATGATAATTTATCTGGAAATTTTATTGTAGGCGAATTGATAACAGAAGAGACAAGCGGAAATACTGGCATAATACAAAGTGATGACGAGACAACGCTGTATGTGAAAAATGTTACTGGCACAGGCATATGGACGAACAATAAAGAAATAACTGGTTCAACCAGTGGTGCTACAGCTGACGTAAACGAGGTTGCCGGTAGTAATAAAAATCAAGATACAAATATTTTGCACGATTATGGCTATAATTACATGACCGGAAACTTTAAGATGACAACAAGGGCAATCATAAGTGAAGACAAAACCGAAGCTGCTTCATATGATTTAACGCAAAATATTGATGCATCAAGTCTTGGCGCATGCACAACAGGAATAGACGAAAATAATGTTAAGGTGCAAACTGGTTCCAGCGGAATGGTCCATCTTAATGACTCAGGTACAGGTACTGCAATATCAACACAGGACTGGTATTATAAAATAATAATAGAGGTGTCAATATAATGGCATTATATATAATTGCTGAAGATGAACGTATTATTGAATATGGGAAAAATGGTAGCATACAAATTCAATATTGGCCTATATTGGGTGGCAGCCCTGCTAGAAAAGATTTGTGCAAATGGAATGGAGAAAACGTTATTTTGAAAAATCAAGAAGAGCTAGACATAGAAGAAGCAGAAAAAATTTTGAACACAATTGATGTAGAATATATCCAGACAATAGATTTCATTATTGATACTTTAATCGATAAAGATATTTTAAAAAATAATGATATACCAAAATTATTGATGGATAAATATGAAAAACGTAAAAAGCTGAGGAATAAGAAAAATGAATTTTGAAAAATATGTAATAGATGAATTAAAATCGATATCTGAAAAACAGGATATAATATTAGAACAGACAATAAGACAGGACGAAAATATCAAACAGAATTGTAAAAATATTGACGATATAAAAAAAAACGTAATTCCAGAAGCAATAAAACACAGCAGTATTAAAATTAAATATATGATAGCAGCTAATGGGCTTGTGTGGGCGATAGGTATTATAACATTTCTAATTAAAACGTTTGTATTCTCATAAAAAAAATACCCCTCATATAGAGGGGCCAGTGTTCAGGAGGTTCCTACGAAAAAATTAAAATAAAAAAGCAAGCATAAAGCTACATCCTACGCTATGTACTCCATCATTATTGAAGCTCACATCGACCATGCCACCAACTCCTATGTAAAAAAACTTACTCTTAAACCCGATCCGCTTGATATTTCGGATGTAGCCTATGCCGATCTGAGGTAATATTATCTCAGGTATCCATCTAAAGCCGCCATATGGGAAAAGGACATTCTTCTTTTTAGAATTTTGCAATTCCCTTATTAGCTTTGTATTGTTATCTATAATATCTAGTGCCTTATCGTATCTATTTTTAACAAACTCAAGTCTGTCAACACACTCCTCAAGATTTTGATTGCAGCTTTCTGCGCTTGATTTTTTTGCGCATAAGCTTAATAAAATTATCGGTATCACGAACAATTGCACGACCTTCTTCGACTTCTTTGTCATTTTTCTCTACCTGTATTTCAGATTTCTTTTTTTTCTTTGTTAGTTTTCCAACTACTGAATAATATATAACTATAAACAATGCTACGCCACATACGCCAGCACCGATTATAATAGTCACTGTATAATAAAACCACTTCGGTATTTTTTTAAAAAAATCAATTATTTTCTTTTTCACGATCTTTTCTATCCTTGTTGTAGAATCCTATCCATCCCATCACGAAACCTAGCATACCTAAAAGCAAAGTATCACTCAAACTTGACACTTGGAAAAATCTAAGTATAACAGATACTCCAATTAAGCCACAAAAAAATGTTATCCATGCGTATGGTGGCTGAAAATCGTCATCTTTATAAAAAAATGATTTAATTATGTTTTTCAATTTAATAACACCTCTTCTTTAAGTTTTCTACAGTATGCATCCAAGTATTTATTTCTGTCAAGTCAATTATCATCTTTTATTCCACAAAACTTAATCGCTTGCTCTAGAGTGGCAAATGGAACGATTTCCTTTTTCTTCGCATTCAGTACAAATGCAGTCATTTGCTGATTTGACCAGTAACTAAAATATCTTTTTGCAAATCCATCATTTTTTTTCAGCGTACCTAAGAGTGCAAACACTTGCATCTTATCACGTTCGTACTGCACTTCAAAGGCTGAACTGTGCAAGTGCCCAGCTATGTATATATCAGCAGCAGGCAATTGCATTCTAGCAAGTTGCTTTAGCCCATGAGTCCTGTTATACATAGAATTGTTTCGCGTTTTATGTGTTGCTACAATTTGATATTTTATATCGTTGATATTTAAATTTGCAATACCTATACCATTGAAATAAACAAGCTGTCTATTCAGCATTCGTTTCGTGCTATTCATTCCGCTCGCACGCTCTTCCATTTCCTCATGATTGCCCCATGTCGAAAATAGAAACTTATGTTGAACCTCTTTTATCCAACTTTCGAAAAAGTTTAGTTGTTCTTCTGGACTCATCTGCATTTGATGAACTGCAAGCATGTTTTTGAAAGAGTAAAATCCATCAATATTATCGCCTGTAAGAGAAAAAAACACATTTTTATATCTCAGTATGGCATCTGTAAACGCTTCTAGCGATTCATAATCACATCCTATGCTGCCTAAATGCATGTCGCTGATAGGTTGATATATAATATATTCACCACTGGTTTTAATATGGATATCACACGAGTCTTGACTACCAGATGATTTCTCGTGTAATTTTTGTCCGCACTTAAGATGCTTGAGCCATTCTCGCCAATTCGTTTCTGGTCTCTTCTTATTATTCTTTTGTCGTTTTGGTTTGATCGTTTGTCTACTGCAAACTTTGCATATATAGTTTTGTTTATCATTTTTGTGCCCACTTTTCACCAGCGGGCCCCCACACTTCGGGCAAATATACATTCATACCTCCAAATTAGCAAACCACGATGTCGGGTTTATTTTGCGCCATTTGCTGTCAAGCAAATCAAAATGCAAATGTGCACCATAACTACGTCCGTAATCGCCGTATTCTCCAATCATCTGCCCCCTGTGTACTACATCTCCAACTTTAACAGTGTTTCTGCCTAAATGAAGATAACGTGTGTAATATATTTTTTTGTTTATTTCGTGCTGAAGGATAACAAGATTGCCACCAGTATTGCCTTTAAGCCATCTCTTCGAGTGATCATAATTATCTTTGTCGTATTTAACTATGCCATCTAGTCCCGCATATACATCTCTAAGACCTGTGCACGAAACAAAATCAATACCTTTATGGTATTGAGGTTTGCCATTTAGAATGCGTGGCCCATATTTTGATGTTACGCGATAAGGCTGTGCAACTGGTACTAACATTGTGTCCCCCATTACGAACAAGATATAAACACAAAAACCGTCCGTCAAGACTTTTTTTCTGAAAATATTTTTTTTCTGTAAAATGCAATAAAAAAACATTTGTTTAGTTGTCATTTTTTTATAATTTAGTATATTATAATTAGTTAAAGGAGGATGACAATGAAAAAACAAATAATCAAATACTTAGTCTTTAAAAGGAAAACAATAAATTGTGGACCGCGTTATAGGGCAAAAGTAATAACAGAAGATGAAAGACATTATTATTTTGACGATGAAAAAAATAATTATACCAGAATCAAAAAATCAAATGACGGAATAAAATATACAATAGAAAAAATGCTTGTAGGAGGGGAATAATGAGAAGAGTAGCGTTTTACGGAAAAATTGAAAGAGAGGACATTATAAAGCTTGACAAAAATCTGCTTGAAGATTGTGATGTACTTGATCTTAAAGATGTCACATATTTCCATATCTCTTTTGTCGGCTGGCTAGCCGATAAGCTGAGAAATAAAAAAATTAAAATAATTTATCCAGAAGTGGATTTTTTAAGGGGGTTAATATGGATTTAAGAGCATGTGTTCGAAGATTGGATTTAATGATAGCTGGTCTCGAAAGTGAAAATATGAAATATTCAGATACACTGAGAGAACTGCTATATGAGCGAAAAGAAATAGCAGAAGATTCTATTACAGTAGTAAGAAATAGAATTCGAAAAAACAAAAGCGACATTAAATCACTAAGGCTTGCAAGAAGAATGGTACTGAAAGAAAACATGAAGGAGCTATAAATGACATTACAAGAAATCCAACAAAAATTAAAAGCACCAAAAAATCAAACTAATAAATTTGGTGGCTTCAACTACAGGTCCTGCGAAGACATACTTGAAGCGGTAAAGCCGCTACTTGGGAATAGTGTTCTTACGTTAAGCGACGAAATAGTATGCATAGGTGAGCGCTATTATGTCAAGGCAACGGCAAAATTCGAAAGCTCTGCTGATACTAAAGTTACAATTGTAACTGCCTATGCAAGAGAGAGCGAAGATAAAAAAGGTATGGACAGCGCACAAATAACTGGTGCAGCGTCATCATATGCAAGAAAATACGCACTCAATGGTTTATTCCTTATAGACGATACAAAAGATGCAGACACTCAGGATAACAGAGAGAAGCAAGTAGCACAACCTGCATACGAATCTAAAAAAAGTAACACGAATAACACAACGGTTGACTTTAAAAAAATAGTAGCTGATCTGCAGCAAATGTTTAATGGCACAGATGTTGATAAATATGTTAATGAATTGAAACAATCTGGAAACTTTAGTCAGCAACAATTAAAAAATATAGATAGATTTGCAGGCGAAGCGCATAAGAGGATACAAAATAGTTTCGATAAGCAATCGCCAATTGACAATATTGTTGGAGGTTAATATGAAAATTTACAATAAAAGCGGTCAGGTGCTAATTGAAGTAGAAAACATAAAAACAGATTTACGTGATTCAGATTTAAGTTGTGCAAATTTACGTGATTCAGATTTAAGTTATTCAGATTTACATGATGCAGATTTAATTGGTGCAAATTTACGTGGTGCAGATTTACGTGGTGCAGATTTACGTGGTGCATATTTTGATGAAAAATATTTAATCTCTTTGACAAATATAACACCTGAAGGAACGATAACAGGTTACAAAAAATGCAGAAATGATATTATTGTCAAATTAGAAATTCCAGCTGAAGCAAAAAGAAGTAACGCAACAACTACAAAATGTCGTGCAGAATGGGTGAAGGTAATAGAAATTTATGGTGCGGATAAAGCAATATCTGAACACGATGGGAGTGTTGTGTACCGTGTTGGAGAAGTAGTTATATGCCATAAATGGGACAATAATCGCTGGAACGAATGTTCAGGTGGAATACATTTTTTTCTGACCAGAGAAGAGGCAGAGAGATGGTAGGCCAAAAAACTGTTAGATGCATAAAATGCAATAATATAATTGATAGAGAATTGGCTGTGCGCCTTTATGAAAAACAATGGATGTACAAATGCAATAAATGTTACAGCGAGCACAAACGTGCTGACAATATTGTTTCATGTAGAAAATGCAAAAAGAAAATGCCTAGATCTGAAGCGTACAGATTATATAGCTATCAATTTGCTTATAAGTGTTCTGAATGTTTCGGTAAGCATAAATTTCATAAAGGGGGCAAAAAATGATCATAACATTAGAATTTTTAGAAAAACGTAAAGCCTGTGGTCCAGCAGTATATATTTTTAAAGAAGAATTTGGAACCAGCGCAGATATTAAAGATATTCATAAGTTTGTTCTTAATCAGGAAAATATAAAATACTATGGATACTTCAACTGGCTTCTTGTTGAACTTATGGATAGAGATCAGCGTACAAAGTATGCTATTTACGCAGCTAAGAAAGTTTTGCATATTTTTGAGGATAGATATCCATATGATGATAGACCGAGAAGAGCTATAGAGATAGCAGAAAAAGTTCTGAAAAGCGGTAATCACGATACTAGAATAAATGCTGTTGCTTATGATGCTGCTCTTCATGCTGCTTATGCTGCTATTCGTGATGATACTATTGATTCTCATTTTGTTGCTGTTGCTGCTGCTGCTGCCAATGATACTGCTAATGGTGGCGCTACTCGTGCTATTGTTTATGCTGCTGCTGCTGCTGCTGATGTGGATAAAATTAAATTTTATAAAGACTTTTTAAAATATGGTCTGGAATTATTGGAGGTGAAATAAATGGCACACTGGAGAGATTTGGACGGAAATCTTTACGAGCACGCAACATTGAAGGAAGCAAGAAAACAATGTCTAGTTCCATCGGTTAGCGATGTATTGAGTGAGATCAAAAAGCCACAATTAGAAAAATGGAAAATGGAACAAGCTGTTGCAAAGGCTATGGTGACTCCATTTTTGATTGACGATGAGGAGACATACGATGAAGCTAAAACGAGGCACATTAAGCATGTTGTGAATAATTGTCTTTCTGAAAATGCGGCAGATTTCGGAACAACTGTGCACAATCTCATAAAGCGATATTGTAGAGGTGGGGAGCTTTCTGAAATTAAATTAAGTCAGTATGACGAGAATATTGCAGGCGCAACTAGAAATGCAATAGCATGGATAGACGTAAATATCAAAACAATAATAGCTTCAGAGCGAACATGGATATCAAGGCAATATGGATATTCAGGCCAAATAGATTTAGTTGCAAAAATGCGAGACGATAGAATTGTTCTAATTGACTTCAAAACGCAAAATAGTAAAAATGGAAAACTGTATTCGTATCCCGATTGGAAATACCAGCTAGGTGGTTATAAAATAATGTACGAAGAAAATGCAAATATTGAAGTTGATACATGTATAAATATCGTTCTTGGTAGTAATCTTGACGTTATGAAAGTTTTTGAGTATACTAAAGACAAAATGTATTTGGCAAAGATAGTTTTTCTTTCTGCGTTAAATGTGTTCAGATATTCTAGAGACTTTCTGTGGGAAGACCAGAAGAGCGCATTAGACGCAATATCAGCAACGCTACGGCGTTTTAATTAAAAAAACGGGGTGTGATATGAAAATATCAAAAATAAGCTTAAATGAGCGGAAAATCGAAAATGATTATCACATAAACTATTCGAATATCCGTAAAAATAAAAACGGTAATTATGAATTTGTTGAATTTGAGATTGACAAAACATTGGCTGACGTTCCTAATGTCATGCTGAAGGGCAAAAGAACAGTAATGGTGTATGTAATTGAGCATGGAAATATATTTTATAAAGGATTTGTGAGGCAATGCAAATGAAATTTTATTGTAAAAAATGTGGTGCAGAAGTAGTTTTGTTTACAGATTTTAGATTGTCAACTTATAAGCTTTGTTCTAAATGTGCAGAGCGATATAAGAAACAATAACGTGTGTATATGCACGCTAACGCAGGAAAGCACGTATAAAAAATAAGTATGTTTAACAAATTTTTTGTTTGATTTTGGAAGGGATCAAATCACTTTGGGTGGGGATTTGTGGTGAGTCCCCACCCGCTTGCTTAAGGAGACAGTATGATAAATGATAAACTGAAAGAGTCGATTAATAAGTCATATGGGAATATGCGAAAAGAGCGAAGGAAACGTATACCGGATAAACAAAAGTGCTATTTATGCAAATCAAAAATAAAACATGGATCTGTCAAGAAACACAAAAATAAATATTACTGCGAAATATGTAGAGACATAGTGAGAAATGAAGAATAAATTTTAAGGAGATTATATGAAGTGGTTCAAGCATGAAACTAATAGTGGATTTGATGCAAAAATGAAAAAACTTCTGATGAAATATGGAGTAAACGGATACGGCTTATATTATTATTGTGTGGAAATAATTGCCGGCAATTTAACAACAGAAAATATAACATTTGAACTTGAACATGATTCTGAGATATTAGCTCACGACCTAAAAATGGATTCCAGACTTGTTGAGGAAATTATGCTGTATTGTTTGGAATTAGGTCTTTTTGAATTAAACAAAACAAACAACAGAATAGTGCATTTTAAACTTTTTGATATGCTTGACAATACAATGTCGCAAAATATATGTATAAAACAAATGAAATCGTCAGAAAACTTTAAGTTTCTTAAAGATTCTAAAAGCAGAAGAGAAGAGAATAGAAGAGAAGAGAATAGAATAGAAGAGAAGAGAAGAGAAGAGAAAAAGTTTAAGAGGCCCTCGCTAGCAGAATTAAGACAATACAACGAAGAGAAGCAATTAAACATTGACTGTGAACGTTTTTTCGATCACTACGAACAAATAGGCTGGTTGGTTGGTAAAGCAAAACACAAAATGAAAGACTGGAAAGCAGCAATGCGTAATTGGAGTAGAAACGATAGAGAGTGGAGTAAGCCTAAACTAACAGCAGAGCAGCAGGCAATAATGGAGAAATACTAATGATTGAAGAGCAAATTTTACACACCATTATTACAAATAAAAATGCTATGTACGAGGCATTGAATTATGAGTCTTCGATATTTACAAATAAAAACAAAATATTGTTTGATCACATAAAAGATATTTGCGCATCCGGTCAGGATATAGATTTTACTATAATCATGTCTTACTTACGAAAGCTGAATAAATATGATGTTTTTGGAGATGATTATTTTGTTGACTTAATGGCGAAAAATACATGCTTTAACATTGATGTGGCGCTTAGAAATTTACATGAAAAACACATAAAATCACAAATGCAATTAAATTCAGTAGATTTGTATAAATCATTACAACAAGGCAAAATAGACTATGATTTGTTTATCGAAAAAATACTTCAACTCAGGGATTCTCTAGAGCAAAACGAAGAGAAGTCAATCAATGTTAAAAGTTTATCCAGTGCGAATTTGGATGATATTTTTAAGCACTCTAACTATTTGCCTTTTGGTATTTATATGCTGGATAAAAATCTAAAGGGATTGTTTAACTCAAATTTGATAACAATAGCCGGGGAGCCCGGTGCTGGGAAAACTTCATTAGCTCTACAAATAGCCTGTAACAATAAAACATTATTCTTTTCGTTGGAAATGCAAAAAGAGGAATTGTATTCAAAAATATTATCACGGCTATGTAGTATTCCTAGCTTGAGAATAGAAACAAAGGAGCTTGCTGAATTTGAGTATGCGAAAATATTGGAAGTTCATAATAAAATAAAAGAAAATATGGATGTTGAGATAATAACGAATGCGTCCAATTATTACAACATAAGGCATTCTATAAAATATTATGTTAAGAAATATAATTACCAAATGGTTGTTATAGATTATCTGCAATTGGTGAGAACAAAAGAAAAGGATACCAACACTGCTTTGGAATACATGACAGCTGACCTTAAAAATTTAGCAAAAGAATTAAACATTCCAATTATAATTTTATCACAATTGACAAAAGAGTCATACAAAATGGGTGCTGCTCCAACTTTGGCAAGCTTGCGTGGATCTGGTTCTATTGGGCAAAACAGTGATGTTGTTTTTATATTGTGGAACGACGAAAATAAAAAATTAAATTTTTCCGTAGCAAAGGGACGCAAATACAAAAAAGGTACAATCGATGGGTTGTGGTTCAATGGAGAATTTTCAAGGTTTGAGGAAAGATATTTTTTCTAGGAGGCTTAAATGAGATTTATACATAATTTTTATATTGACGTTTATTTAGTTGTTGACGTAACTCATGTCATGCTTGAGAAAGGTGAAATAATTGAATTGGAATTTTTGTTGCATTACAAGCGAAAAGAAGAAAAAGACTTGACGTTGGTAGAGGATTCCTTACTCTATGATTTACTATGGGACATTGTAAAAGAAGAGGTTGAAAATAGAATATGAGCAAAATAGTATTTCAGGTATCTGGATATTTAACAAAAATAGAGTCAAAAACAAATAGCTGGAAAATAGTTTTTGAAACGAGCGAAAATATATCAGGAGAAAAAATTGCAACATTTTCTAATTTGAAAAACAAGCCTTCATGGATGACTGTAAATTCGCATGTCATAGAGGCTGAAGACATTATCGACTTACCACCACTCAGGCCAATCGACAAAGATCAAAAAACAAAATCACAACGTTTACGAGCTTCACTTTACCGAGCATGGGAAAGCAATAACGAGGGATTTAAAACAAGTGAGCAGCATTACGATTATTATATGGACAAAATGATTAACTGGGTTAAGGACAAAATAAATGATTAAGAAAAAATATTCAGATGGATACTTAATGAAATTGTGGCGTAGTGCAGTATTAAAGGAGTATAATTATCAGTGTGCTGTATGTGGATACGGAAATATAGAGGAGCTGCAATGTCACCATATTGTCTATAGACGTCATGCTGTATTAAGGCATTCGTGGAGAAACGGTGTGCCGGTTTGTCGTATTCATCATGAATTTTTGCATACAAAAAATGGCGAGCGATGGTTGACTGAAAACCATAAATATTATGAGTGGCTGTGTTCGATGGAAAATGTGAAGCTAAAAGAATATCTAAGAGATAACGAGATGAGCAGAAATGAATTTTCTGTCTTTCGATATCAAGAATTAACTCAAAAGCTTGGAGGCGATATTGGATCAAACTAATAAACATGATGCAGGGAAAACACGATGGGATTTAGTTCCGTGGGCAGAATTTGAAGAAGTTGCAAAAGTATTAACTTTTGCCGTGGACGTAAAGGGTTACGGGGAATATAGCTGGCAGAAAGTTATTCCGTTTCAAGTTCGATATTTTGCAGCACTTGTCAGGCACATTGTTGCTTATATTCGTGGCGAGGTATATGATCCGGAAAGTGGATTGCATCATCTTGCGCACGCAACATGTTGCTGCTTGTTTATGATGTGGGGAGATAATAATCAAGAGAGGCTAGAGAATGGAAACGGAATATAAATGCAAATGTGGTAATTTTTTTACTATACGAAGTTACATTAAGCCGGTTAATCCAATATGTCCTGCTTGCGGAAAATGTACAACAATGAGGATATGGGAGTGTAGATTTACTATACATGGGTTTAGTTATAAAAATTCGTATGGACTGAAAAAAAATTGAAAAAAACGCAAAAAAACATTTGTTTAGTATTGACGATTGTAATTTTTTTTAGTATATTATATATAGATTAAAGATTAAAGGAGAATACAAAATGAAAAATTTAGAAGAAATCAGAACAGAATTAGAAAGAGCAATTGAGTCAGACCTAACTTCACCTTGTGGACTTAGGGAAATTTATGAAATTTCAAATAATATCAACTGTGCTCAATCTTTTCTAGAAACTTTCGTTGAGCTTTGTCAGGAAGAATCGGATCAAGGCAAAATAGAAAGTTTCACAAATGATACCGCAGAATATATTAATTCTATACAAGATGATGATTCAAGCGGAAAAGATGAAAATTTAAAAACAACCAAAAAAGAATATTTCGAAAATTCAATTTATATTTTAAGTAATAATAATATAAATGAGGTTGATGCATGGGGTGAATTAGATGATGATGAAATTGAATTTGCTGAATTTATAGAATTTGATTATGCAGTGGCAAATCACTATGGCTATCAAAATTGTGCAATTTTTCATATATCAGAATAATTAAAGCCTTTAATCCCCCTGCGATAACATCAATGGGGGTTTAAATAAAAATAGTGGAGAAAAAAATGGACGAAAAGTATAATGATTTTCAAGAATTTATGATAAACACAATATCTGACATATACGATGTTTTTGAATTTAACGTAGAAAAAAATGAAAAGTTTATTGACGATATTGACGACGATAATTTTAAGCAAATAAATTGTCAGGAAATAATGAGTAGGATAGAAAATTATTACGGCGATAGTGAATATATAGACGATGAAACATGGCGGTGTAATTTAGTTCATGTTATGTTATGTTGTATTTTAGAAATGTTCAGAGAAGAGCAATCAAATAGAGGTCACTGTGATTAAAACATTAATATATATAATCGTAGTCTCGCCTTTGATTTTTTTATTAATTTATTTTATGTACGACATTATGCTTTTCACGAAAATGAATTTAATTGAGTACAAGGTGTTTGCTGGTTTTATTTCAGCTATAGTAGGAATACCAACAACAGAAAAAATATATAACAAAATTACTGGAGGACGCAAATGAAAAGATTTATAGTGATTGCATTCGTGGCTTTTATGTCTTTTAGCGGCATGACGATTGCTGAAAGATTTCCCCAAAAGACATTTAAGGATTATGTGCTCAATAAAAGCATGACGGTGTATCTCATTGATACAGAATTGTCTATTAGCGGGACATGTGTTGCCTACACTGATTCATTTATTGTATTGCAACAAAGTAATCAGAATGCTATTATTCCAGTGCATAGGATTAAGCTTATTTATTCCATGCAGGATTATTATCAAGAAGGAGGTCAAAAATGAAAAAAAATAATATTGGAAAAAATTTAAAAAAAATGTTTTTTGTTTTAGTTTTGTGTATTACTTCTGTTTTCCCATTAGTTGGTTTAGTTGTTGCGCTGATGATATCTTTTGATATGCTTTTTGATAATTTTAATATTAAAATTTTTTATTTTACTAAAAAAATATTTTTAAAAATAAAAAATGTTTTTAATTTAGCAAATATTATACCAATTATTTGCGCAGTTATATATATGTCAGTATTCATTATTTATGAATTTAAACCAAAAGAAAATATCCAGACAGTTAAAGTCAAACGCAAAATAAACTATGAATACAGGTTTCTCAAAAAATGCTTTCCATGGCTCAACGAAAAAGTTTATATCGTGATTAAAGAAGAATCGGAAAGCCACAATATAGATCCAAAATATTTGATGTCTGTTATCCAATATGAATCCGGAGACTATTGTCATAACAATTGGGATCAAATGCAAATTGTTGTGAGTCACGCTGGAGCGATAGGTGTTTGCCAAATAATGCCATTTCACACAAGACATCCTAAAAAGCTTTATGATTGGAGATATAATATATCAAAAGGTGCGTGGTATTTAGGGCAGTGCCTGAAGTCATCTGATGGTAACACTAGAGAGGCAGCGAGAAAGTACAATCAAGGCCTTTATGGTAAGCGATGGAAGTACAGAAATTGGGCATATGTAAATAAAATATCTCGTAAATATAAGCAAGTTTTAACTAAAGAAATAATGGCGGTATGTGATGAGAGAAATTAAAACATTTGTATTCATAATATTTTTTTTATGTATGGTGAGGTGCTCTTTTGAAAGCAAATATGGCAAAGAACAAAGATTGCATGTTGAAAAGCTAAATTTTATTATGGCATGTGAAAAAGATAATGGCGTATATTTTGAATATGATGGCCAAATAAAATGCTTAATACCGCCAAAAGAAAGAAAAAAGTTACTAGCAGAATAGATAATATTTTTGTCTATAATAAATTTTATTCCTTTGTTTGCGAGGTTGTCTTTATTGGAGGGGCATTTATGGCGTATGATTATGAAAGAGTTTTTGAGGTGTAGCATGGAAAAAGATAATGGTATAATTGTTTTAAGTTTATTTGATGGCATAGCCGGTGCAAGGCTTGCTTTGAAAAAGGCTAAAATTAAAGTTAAAAAATATTATGCAAGCGAGATTAATAAAAATGCTATACAAATAGTTAAGCAAAATTGGAATGACGTTATTCATTTAGGAGATATTCAAAATTGGGAAAAATGGGATATAGAAAAACCTGATTTAATTATCGGAGGAAGTCCATGTCAGGGTTTTAGTTACACTGTAAACAATCAAATAAATTTCAGTCATGTAAAATCTAAATTATTTTTTTATTTTTCAGACATTTTGAATTACTATAGTCCAGATTTTTATTTACTTGAAAATGTCGTGATGAAAAAAGAATATCGGGACGTAATAACTAAACATATTGGCGTAAATCCAGTCAAATTAAATTCTTCTCTTGTTAGCGCTCAAAGTAGAGAAAGACTATACTGGTTTAATTGGCAAGCGGATATTCCTGAAGATAAAAATATTGTATTACGTGATATAATAGAATACTCTGAGCATATTGATGGATATTATAGTGCAAAAGATGTGAAAAATAAAAACGGAGAATGCAATCAAGTTGGAGTTGCAATGGATATTAACGGTCACGATATTTTAAAAAGAGTTTATGGTATAAATGCGAAAAGCCCGACACTAACTGCCGTATGCGGTGGAAATCAAGAAAAAAAAATACAAGTAGGGCGCGGAACATATAGAAAATTGTCACCGGTTGAATATGAGAGATTGCAAAATTTTCCCGATAATTATACCCATGGCGCGAGCAAAGCACAACGTTATAAATGTATTGGCAATAGTTTCACTGTCGACATGATTGTATATATATTAAGTTGCAATAAAACATTAACTACTGGTGGTACGGTAAGAAAGAAAAAAGTTAATAGAGGAACAGGTGAAGTAATATGAAAATACAAGATATAATTGATACATTGACTGAAGAAGAAAAAGAGCAGCATAAAGAGTTGGTTGAGGAATGTTTAAATAAGGAAAAGATGCTAGAAAATTGTAACGGAGCAAAAAGTTTAAAGGAGCTTGTTGATAAATTATTTTTGGCACTTTTGCCTGATAAAAATTTCTTCAGGGAGTAATTATGAATAGATTCATACTTGCAGTATATTTAAAATTCAAATCTTTCAGATTTAAGCGAATTAACAATGAGTGTTGTTTAAAAGCCGTAGAGGACATAAGAGCAAAACTTGACAAGCATTATTGCGATTCCATGCGGAATTTGCGAATACAACATGAAGAGGATTTGCAGCAAACTGCACGGAGGTTGAAAGCTGAACATCAGAAAGAAAAACAGGAGATGTATGCAGAATTTGAATTTAAAATTTCAGAGTTGCGAAAAATTATTGACGAAAAGAACGAGATTATAAAAGATAGTGAAAAAGCATATACAACTATAACAGAGATGTTGCCGAAAATGAAAGCACTTGCTGACTACAATAAGATGCTTGTGGAGCAGGAAACCATAAAGCAGATAGAAAAGCAGCGCAAATACAACATGTTTCAGGACGAGTGTGATGTGTTAAACAGAATTTTAGAGAAAAGAACTGGACGATTAACAAAATTTTGGAGGTGATTTTGTGAAAAAGATACCGTGTGAAATATGGACAAGGTGCGTCGGATATTTCCGACCAGTAAGTCAATTTAATAAAGGCAAACAAGAAGAATTCAAGGAGCGAAAATATATCAAAGGAGACATAAATGATAATAGACGATGGGAAAATAAAGACAAACGACGAGACTCGTGAGGAGTACAATAGAGATACAGGACGAGACGATAAGTATATTGATTATGAATATCTTATCGAAGATTTAGAAGAGTTTTATAACAATTATTTAAATTAAACAAGGAGAAGAGGTATGAAAAAATTATTAGTGGTAGTTATATTTTGTGTGTTGTACGGGTGTTCTAATATGTCGTGGCCTGATGCTACTTATATTGTTGATGGCGTGGATATTGTCGATATTTCATATGCTGACGAGAAAGGAAATATAATTGATTTATTGGGTGTACAATTGCCGTGGGAGAAGACAATCAACGTTAATTCTGGAACAGAGTTTTTATATGTACGCGTTAAAGATACCAGTGGTAATTGCAATAGGATAGACATTCAAATTGATTATGAATTGTTCGAAAGTTTTTCACAATCAGCATATTTGTTATGTAATGGGGAAAAAATATTAAATATTGAACTAAAGGAAGATGAATAATGGATATAAATAAAGTATTTATTATCGGTAGATTAACAAAGGAGCCTGAGCTAAAGTATACAAACTCTGGTACATCATATTGCAAGTTCGGAGTTGCGCTAAATGAAACTCGCAAGGAGCAAGAAAAGACGCATTTTATCAATTGTCTTGTTTGGTCGAAGACTGCTGAGGTTATTGCTCAATATTGCAAGAAGGGCCACCGGATAGGCATTGATGGACGGTTATCTCAAAGCACGTGGCAGGATAAAGACGGCAATAATCGTAGCAACATAGAAGTTATTGTTGAAAATTTTCAGTTTCTGGAGAAAAAGTAATGAAAATACGAGAAAAGATTAAACAGCAATTACAGCAAGAGTATGAGCTCACAGGTAATTCTGATATACTTATACTTATAGGGAGGATGTAATGGAAATTTATGTTATTATTTTAGCAATGATGCTTATTCAGTTAATAGTGGTAGCGATTGTATTTGGGAGATAG